CACTTTGAACTTGATCGTAAAGTCTACCCAGCATGAGTAGAGAAGAAGATAATTGGCACCTATCCAGAAGTGTGCCTATAACTCTTATCTTCGGTCTTATAGCTCAAGCAGCAGCTATAGTTTGGACTGTATCTATGATGATGTCAGACATTGAACGTAATGCTGAAGAAATCATGCGTATGCAATCTAGACTAGCTGTTGTAGAAGATGCAACACAAAGACAAGCAGTATCTATGGCCCGTATAGACGAAAACATTAAATCAATCCGACAAACAGTAGAAAAGATGGCTAATGATAAGTAAGGATTGTTATGGTAGACCCTTTTATAGCTTTAGCTGCGGTAAAGACTGCTGTTAGTGCAGGTAAAGAGCTTGTCTCAGTCACTAAACAAATTGGTGAGTTCTTTGATGGTGTCGATGAACTAAGGAACAACCACAATAAAAAGAAGAATAGTCTCTTCTCAGGTGATGATGAGAACAGTATGGAGACTTTCGTTAAGCTACAGAAAGCAAAGGATGCTGAAGAAGAACTCAGAGCCATTGTAATATCTACTAGGGGTTACTCCGCTTGGGGTGAGTTACAGGAAATCAGAGCTAGAACACGTAGAGAACGTAAAGAAAAAGAAGCTGCTGATAGGCTCCGTAAGCAAGAGATGGTAGAGAAGGTGGTTGTTATTGGAGGTACTTTAATAGTGCTATCTATAATCACAGGCATAGTCACTCTTGCAATAATGTCATCAAAGGGAATGTTATAAATGTCTGACGGTTTACAAGGTATTGGCTCAATGCCTTTCAACATAGCAAGTGATATACATCATCAATCTAGGGTTCGTGAGAGTATTAATAACCACTTGGTAGAGCAGAGAGTTGAAAAAGAACACAGAGCTAATCACAAACACCTAGAGTCTCTTAGAGAACAAAGACTAGATTTAGCTAAAGGGTACGATAGGTTTGGTGCAGAAACCCACAGCTTAAAATCAGAGTCTACTACATTAAACATAGAGGTTTAATATGACAGTTGCAATGGAACGTATACTAGCTTGGAAACTACTACCACGACTAATGATGTTAGTTATGACTGGTATGTACATCAGAGTAATAGAGTGGTTTATGTCGCTACCCCCAGAGGCAATGACATCCCAAGCCACTGCACTGACTGCAACCGTCACAGGAGCTTTAACAGGAGCCTTTGCCGTTTGGCTAGGTAATGAAAAATGATAGGACAAATCTTAAGTAGTGTAGCTGGTCTAGCAACAAGTGTAATCGACAGTAAGACCCAGATTAAACTAACTGAGGCTGAGATAAAGAAGAAACAGCTTACAGGTGAGATAGACTGGGATTTAGCTGCAATCCAAGCTACACAGAATAGTTGGAAAGACGAGTGGATAACTCTACTCTTCAGTATTCCCCTGATACTAGCCTTTTGTGGTGATTGGGGTAATGCTATAGTGCAAGCTGGGTTTGCAGCACTTGAGACTATGCCAACATGGTATCAGTATTCCCTTGGTGGTATTGTATCAGCATCCATAGGAATCAGATCAGTATCTAAATTCTTCGGTAAATAAGAGAGACAGTTTGTATAAAACAATAGCTAGAGCATCTCCTAGTAAATACACACTTAAACGACACTTAAGAAGACGACAGAAGAAGTCTAAGAAGTCTAAGTCGATACTAGACCTACCCCCCAGAGGTTTCTCCTCTTGCTTCTGTTGGGACCGCTCTTGCCCTAACCATAAATAAAAACTGTAGACAAACTAAAGGCCCCTTGGATCTCTCCTTGGGGCCTTCTTTTATGAGGACTGACCCCATTGATGACAGAGGTAGTCTTTAACTACCCACCTATTTCCCTCTAGGGTCTGTATACCTAGAGCTAAGGACTTTAGACATATATCCTCTGAAGTGTATAAAACAGAAGGTGATACGCTCTTACAAGTTGTAGTGTCTAAATGGCACGTCAATATTATTGCTGTCCACATCTGGATTCTCCAATATATCTATAAGCCTTTCGAGATACCAGATACACTTCCTAATATCTTCTACAGGCTTCTTCTTATAAGGCCATCTCCAAAGATACTTAAAAGCAGATTGCCAACAATAGGCAGCGTGAGTGTTTACAGCTGCCCCCTCAGTCATAGCTTCCATAGCGTCTATACATTCTATGGTACTATTGTAGTGAGGCGGACTGTTAACGTAGTCCACCTCTTGAGAAGTACCCAACTTTGATAAATCCCATTTAGCCATTAAAACGGTGGCTCCCCATACTCGTCAAGCTCTACACCTTTGTAAGACATATCGACTTCATAGATCTCATCTTCTACAGGCGTATCTGTGAAGTCTTTTTGTATTACACCCATGTCACTTAAGTGCAGTGAAAGTTGAAGCGGTAACTGATTTTCCATCGTAGTCTCCTAAGTTAAATCTACTATCTCACAAACATCACCACTACAAGCCATTGTTTGCATACCTGCGGTGTTGTCCTCTTGTTCATACTCCGATAACTCAGACCAGTCAATAGCCTTTGGCATATTTTGTGAAAGTTCTATATACTCTCGTTCTGAACAATCTTGATAAGGTGCTTGTATATAACTATGATCTATGTGTGGTAAGAAGGAAACACCTGACATTTCATCAAAGTGCTTATAGACAAAGGCACCTACTTCCAGCCACTCATGGTCACGTACTGATATCGTTACGCTAGGCTTATGCTCACACCATGACCTTTGATATATCAACCAAGTATCTAGCTGTTCTATGGCGCTCATATCGTTTCTCGTAACAGCTCCTTCAGGTGATTTAAAAGGGAAACTAAACACTGTTGTCTGATCTGGCCTATACTCTTCAGGTTCATTAGGTATCCCTTTGTCCTTCATAAACTGTGTCAATGGATCTTTATTGTCACCACGCACAGTGCGGATATAATAGGGACTGTGGCGAGCATGTATGCCAGAGGCACTATCCACCAGTTGTGATACCGTTCCCGAAGGTTTAACGCATGTAATCGCAGTAGAACGAGGTATACCAAGACGGTCAGCCCATTCAGCATTAGTATTAACAGCCACGGTGCGTAAGTGCTCAAGGGTCTTCTCCAAGCCTTCGTTCCTACAGGTCATTAAAGCGTTATCCATTATGCCTGTGAGTGACACACCGAGCAGTCGCTCTTCTTCGGTGTTGGTAGTCCACACCTTTCGCAAATACGGAAACTTGGTGTAGGTTGATTGGATAGTTCCCAGTATAGTTGCCAGACGGACTTTATGCTCAAGATCTTCCAAAGTGTCTGTAGCACGTACAACACACTCCGTAAGATTGCAGAACTGATTTGGACGCAAAATGATCTCACTACACGGATTAGTACCGAACTCATAGTTAGGATCACGTCTGCCATTTTTTGCAGCTTGTACTTTACTTGCTTGACGATTGAATACACCACGTTCCCCTGACTTACTTTCTACTAAGGCTTGCCATTCCCGCATGAAGGTTTCCATATCGGGCTTCTCTGTGTAGCTCACACTGTTGTTAGCCAACGCACGATGGGCTGCAGTTTCAAACCATTGTCCAGACTTAGCGTAACGCATACGATCATCACTTAAGTTAGACAGAGAGATCATAGCACTACGGCGTACACCACCTACTACAACAATCTGACCAATGAAACACATAAGGTCATGGCACTCAATAGAGGACAGCTTACGACCTTGAGCGTTCTTGAAAGTCTGTATAGTAAAATTAAACAGCTCTACTAAAGGTGCAGGACCACTAGCTCGACCGCCAAAGGTCTTAAGTCTTGAACCTGCGGGACGTACTAAACCTATATCCCACTGAGGGATCTCACCCGCCCATAAGAGGGCCAATACTTGACGGAAAGCTTTAGCCCAACCTTCTTTACTGTCCTTGACAACAATGGTTGTTTCACTTTCAAACAACTCAGGAATCTCTGGTAGCTTTTGTACAAACTGCCTCTCGACACTGAAGCCTACACCTGTACCACAAAGCAAAATAAACATAGCCTCATCAAACGCTTTAGGATCATCTACAGGCAAGTAGCTGCAGTTATATCCAGCAGTATTATCTCTAGCCAAAGCTGGACCTGCAGTCATCATAGCTCTCATAGAAGGCATAACCTCTAAACCTAAGATAGCTTGCTCTAGTTGAGATGTATTATACTCAGCACCCACCTTCGGACGTACTACATTAGTCATATACCTAGAAACAGTTTCGCTCCAGTCTTCCCGACCTTTTCCATCGAAGTACTTTGCGTACCGAGACTTAGCAATGAAAGCCTGATAGTCTGTTGGTAAATAGTTATTTCTCATCTGTTGTCACCTGATCCTTTTATCTTTCCCGATTTCTTACGCTTGTCTAACTTCTCTAAATTCAACAAAGCTATCTCTGATAGAGTGTAACCTAAGTCATCAGCAGCTAAGGATGCATACCACAGAGTATCTCCAATCTCCTTAGCAATCTCAAGCTTGTTCATGCGACCATCTCTCATCCACTTTTTAACTTTGTCAGCTACCTCTCCAGCTTCACTAGCTAAACCTAATGCAGGGTAAACTAACTTGAAGCTTTTATCATAGATAGCAAAGCTTTTAGCTTTCTGTTGATACAAGTCCATGTCTGTGCCTGTAAGATCAGTAGCTACACTGTCAATATCATCCTGAGTTATCATCTTCATACATCTCCAATTCTACGAAACCTAATTCATCTAAAACTATAAGAACACTAGGCATATCTGTTTGACTGTCCTCTAGTATTCTATCAATACCGTAGGTCTCTAACAAGTCTAATACTTCGTCATAAGATCTATCTTTATCATTCATCTGCATACTCTTTTCTAAGAGCAGACAGAGATATCCACTGAAGATCATAGTTACCGTTGTCTACATATCTTTTGACCACCGCACCAGATCTCCACTCTCGGTTAGCTTGACCTGCCCAGCTCTCCTCTTTACCTTTGAAGCAGCCAGCCACAAGACCATTGATCGGATAAGGACTAGCGTCAGCTTTATGGTAATAAGAGAATTTATGACTATGACCGACAGTAGCAGAACAGGCCAGCTTTTCAGTAAGAGAATAGCCATGATGCTTAGTTGACATAGCAGAACCATAGTTACCAGAAGAAACATAATGACCGTAGAGTATACCATCATAGTGAGCGAGGGTGGGGGCTGAGTTAGAATATTCATGGTAGTCATTGAACCAGTGGTCTGTCTGCAAGTGCTTGAAGGAGATTCCGTATTTATCCCCTTCGAGCCGTGGATCAGTCTGTATAGCCCTCTTAATCCTATTCTCATGATTACCTTCAAACCCTATCCAGCTTGACCTCTTGTACTTCCTTTGGTTAGGCATATGGCGCAACTTCTCCATAGCATCGTTGTAGCACTCAATGTCTTTCTCGTAGTTCTGAGAGACAACAGCTTGAGGACTACGAGTGTCAAAGCTGTTAAGAGACTTCATGTCAGCGCCATCCCCAAGGTCTACAACATAAGTCGGGTTAATGTCATGGATGAGGTTGCCTAACCAAAGAAACCTTTCATTACTTACAGAAGGGTCTGCGTGAGCACAGGAGAAAACTACTACAGTCTTGTGTCGGGAATAGATGTAGGACATTTAGATCTCCAGTGTCTCTATAGAAGTCTTGAAGTGCTTCTGTACTACGTGGAGAGCTTCTTCTTCGGGGTGACAGATATAACCCCTGACATACTCTCCACCGTCATCATAGTTTCCCTCAAGACCAAAGTAATCTCCAAAGTCTAACACTTCACCTTCTGCCCAATAGATTTTCATTTTTGACATCTTAGTAACTCCATAAAGTAGTCTGCCTTACATAGCGCCAACCATTCTTGACGGTCACCTCTAAGAAAAACTACGGGTTCATATTTACCATCTTGTACAGCTTGACTTAAGTACTGATACATAGTTTTAAAGTCCCTACGTCTCTTTACTTCGATGGACAATGGAAGAACTTCTCTAGCTCTTGGGGAAAGAACAATGTCCTCTCCGTTTACCCCCATGATCTGTGACTTAACATCATCAGGGTGAAGCTCAGGGAAAGCTTTTAGTAGCCTATCCCTGACTTCCTGTTGACCTACGCGGCCTTTTGCTTTCGCTGATCTAGCGGTTGCCATAGCTCTCCCTCTTCTCTTCGTAGCCAAAGAAGTCTAGCATTCTCAATGACCCTCTCTCGGTCACCGTCATAGGCTTTTAAAACGGCATCCCAAAGGTCTTCTTCTTTAACCAAACCCTCAAGTATCTTTTCAGCTTTCTTAGGACCAACTCTGTATAGCCCTTTGATGTTATCGGCTGCATCACCTGTAAGGATTTGCGTGTAGAAGAACTTAAGACCACTCTCTTCGTCTACGTTTTTCCAGACATTAGTATTAAAGTTAAAGTGGAAGGCAGGTATCTGAAGCATATCCTTATCAGCTGAAGCTACAACAGACCTGTTGCCAAACTTTGTAGCTTCTATGGCAATCAAGTCATCAGCTTCTTGACCACAAGAAATCTCAGCATCCCAAGCTTCCACTAAGTGATCTCGTATAGCTGATAACCAGACTGGCTTCTCTAAACCTTTCCTGTTTCCCTTGTATACTGCAGTCTTAGCTATCTCCTCACGAAAGTTACCTTTGCCTGTAAGGTAAACCTGATACTCCCCTGAGTTAGTATAAAAGGAAGTCTCAGAAAGTATGTAAGACATAAAGGTATCAACCTCTATAAGAGCAATCTTAAGAGGTTTGTCTTTGTTTGCAAAGGCCATCCTATAGGCTACAATGTCTCCGTCTATAATTACTTTACTCATCTTTCTCACTTAACCTAACCTTGAGTACATCTGGTGGATACCCAAAAAAGAAGTCATCGAAACCCCAAGAGTTAGCAGCTTTGATACATATGTACTCAAAGTCTTCTGTCGTATACACATTATTTTGCGTATAAGTCATGCTGCGTACTTGGTCAAACTCGTCAGTCTCGGTGACCGTTATCTCTACCTTACAACCCATACTATTCTCCGTAAGGAGAAGCCCCCGAAGGGGCTTCAGTTAAAAACCAGATGCCATATCTGCGTCTGGGACATAAGAAACTAAGTCAAGGACACCTAGCTTCTCTAGGCGGTGACCTGCCATATTACCTTCACCATACATAACTACTTTAACACGAACCTTGGAGCCATTACCAATGAGACCGTCCGTCTCAAAGTCCCAACGTGTCATTCCTTCATAATCTCCGTCCATCTTAAGTACAACAGGTGGCCCACCGAACTCCTCTACAGACCTATTGACGTGGTTACGATAGATCTTAAAGTATTTACCAGTACCAAAACCTTCTCCGTCATAAGGGTCTTTAAGGGCAATCTGTTTACCACGGGCTTTAGCCTCAGACATGATCTTGTCTAAGTTCTCCTGATCTTCTGGATAGAACTCTGCATTGTACTGCCCATCAGGTACAAACTTTGTGTCCATTTCTGATGTACGAAGTCTAGCCCATTTGATGTAGCCATCCATTACGATTGTCATTGCTTTACGTTTAGCCATTTTCTCATCCTCTGTTTGAGATAGATTTAGTATATAGTATCTAGGATAGTAGTGTCAACCCCAATCTAATGTATTTCTGCATAATTATTTCCAAAGCTATAATCTATGCCAAGTGGTACATTAAGTTTAACTAGATTGTTTACACTCTCAATACTATCTTTCATTATCTTTGCTACATTCTCCTCTTCTCCTATATTACACAGAACAATAACCTCATCGTGAAACTGTCCTATGACGTTTAAACCGGCTTGCCTACACTTACCCACCCACAGGTCAAAGCAGTAAACACCAGTGCTTTGATTGAGAGTACTAAACTTATCCTTCTCGTATCGTAACGAGTGGTATATACCGCTGATAGGGTTCTGCAGCCAAGAGCTACCGTTTACCTCACGAACCTTAACATTGTCGGCTACAGCGCCTATAGACCAGTTTCTTTCCCAGAATGCAGAGAGCATGAAGTCAGCCTCTGAGTAAGTACCTGCCATCTGTACAGCCAAACTCTTTGGACCTACACCGTAAGTGGCTGCATAATTAACAACCTTGAATTTCTTACGCAGGGACTTAAGATCAAGCTCCCCTTTGTTGTAGGCATCTATGTCAGACTGAGATATCTTACCTGAGTGTTTGGCTAAATCCAAGTGAGGATCAAAGCCTTCTACTGACATCTCATCAACGTAGTCTGGGTCATGGTCATACATGTAGTGCCTCTTAGTTGTATCTTCCAGTGATACCATATCAGCACCACACAAGACATGACCTTCGGGTGCAATCAGGCATCCTCGGATCTCTTTACCCCAAGGCTTTTCCACTGAGGGTAGATTTACCAAAGGACGAGCATGGCGGAACCGCATGGTATTAGTGAAACCTGCAATACTGGCTTTGACATAGCCATCCTCTACAGAGTTTACGAAAGCTTTGAAGATAGCCAGACGATGGTTGATTATCGTAAGACCTTCTAACAGTTCTACAGATTTATCTCTTTCTATCAAGTCTTTGACAGATTGACATAGCTCATTGTTAACACGTATCTGAGGTACACCTTGAGACTCCATCTTACCACTATCTTGCTTTAACTTACGTGCACCTAATATGTTTTGTGCCTCTTTGTTAAAGTTAGAGTGACCTTCCTTACCCTTGTAGTTGTCAATATAAACAGCAGGTTCCCAACCCAAGCTAAACAACCAGTCCTTTACCTGTGTGATGGAATTAGGATTGGCGTCTACCTCTCTCAGGACTACCTTAACAGTCTCAGTAGTATGAGGGAGCATCATATCATCCATGAGAGCTACCCAATCACTAGCAAGCTTGGTCAGATCACCAGCAGAGTTAAGCCACTTGGCAGGTCTCTTACGAGTGCTGTAGACCTTTTGATTAGGCATAGCTTCTGTAAGCTGATCGACTTTATCCGCCTTCATAGCTTCCAGTTGAGCTAAGTGGGTCTCAGCTTTGTCTACATCCAATTTCCACTGTAGCTTCTCTTGATCTGCAGCACAGTCCAGTTTGAAGCCTAAGTAGTTAATGCACTTTTTAAGATCTTCCTCTTCTTTATAGAGCTTCTTCATCTTGTACATAAGCTCTTTGTACAAACGAGTGTTAATCTTAACGTCTTCTTCACACCTGTGTATATACTCCTCTACACTAAGGTTGGCCCAATCGTCTATCTGAGGCTTAGGTACACCGTACTCTACTCCATAGCCCTCAAGACCATGACGAGGACGATCATAGTTAACATACCAAGACAAAGCTAGAGTATCTATTACCTGTTGATCTCTCCTAGGCTTAAACCCAATGATCTTCTCAAGCACAGGCAAGTCATAACGTATGATGTTGTGACCTATAATCTTTCCAGCTGCACATAAAGCTGCTCTCATCTCTGCGTAGTCTGTGGTAGACACCACAAGATCTCCTTCAGTAAAACTAAGGCAGTGTATCTTTGTAGCATCAAAGCCATCTGTTTCAATATCGAATATCATCTTAACCCCACTGTTCTGCCATAGCATCTGCTATGCCTTGATAAGTCATACTACGTTTCTTCCAACGATCTTTAGAAGGAGAAAGATAGTGTATTCTGTTACGCTCTGCTTTAGTAAGCTTTAGCATATCCTCTTTTACATTATCCGTTTCCTGTAACAAAGGCAACCCTCTAAGCCACAGACAGGTAGCTTTCTGTTCCTTATGACCAAACATCCAAGGTTGTATAGTTTGACTTTGATGCCTAAACCCAATCAACTCTTTTGCATACTTGTGCATGATAGGGTTTTCCACACAGATCTTAGGTATCTCTAAGTCAAGGAACAAGCTAAAGAACTCTGCACCTTCTCTTAGTTTGTCCCACCTAGATGGGTCTCTGTGCAACCAAGATACCCCTGCATTGGTCAGGTAAGTGCAAGGTGGATGAGCTATAACCATATCCCAAGAAGTGTCGTAAAGGACATCTCTTACGTCTCCTTTGTAGTGATAAGGACTGTCATCATCTGAATCCAATAAGTCACAAGATACAGCGTTATGTCCTTTAGCTCTGAAAGCCTCTCTGACAGTCCCAGAGAACTCACAAGCTACGAGAATGTTTTTCTTAACGTACATTTGTTTCTATCCTTTATCCTATACCAACGCTCCATAGTTCTACTTATACTCTTAGGCGTTAGTGATGTGGCGTGTAGGAGTATACCCCCTGTTACTCTTCCGTACAACCCCTCAATTTCAAACAGGGCATTGTCTATGTAGTCTCCTTCACAACCTTGGCTGATAGAAGGGGTGTTTGGTAATGGCCCTCTCAAGCCTAACTCTATTTGGTTTACCTCGAAGTCGAAGAGAGCTTCCCCTAAAGCTTGTTCATGTATCGACATATTGCACCACCCTTGCAACTACATAAGATTTAGCGCGTTTTATCGCCTCTTCTTGGTTATCGTAA